ACTATTGCTAATATAAGATTTTTAACAGATGAGAAAATCGTGTTCAAAAAATTCTTTATTACCAACCAATGTAATGGGTTAGCTAACCTAGTAGTAAACTATAAACATTCACAAAAATTTCCATTGAATAGATATCTAACAAATATGTATAACGATTTTCAAAGCTCTAAACTTCGAAATCAAATTTTAAAAGAAATTAATAATAACTTAATGGATTAGGATTATATTGTAATGAAAAAATTTATTGAAAAACTATTTGGTATTGAAAAACTCAGACAGGAAAAAGAAGCACTACAAGACGCTAGAGACAAAGCAGTAGCTGAAACAGTACGAGCTCAAGAGACAGAAGAACTTAGTAAATTGAGTGTAAAAGATCGTGCTACTCGTAAAAAAGAACCGTGGGTAGGTGTAATTAATACTCATGTTAACACAGATAATGTGCGCAATGGTTTTTTTGAACTTGACTGGAATGAGCCATTTGTGTTAAAATTAAAGCAAGAAGGCTACGGGTATGACGGCGACAAGGATGAAGAAATTGTCGATCGTTGGTTCCGAGAACTCTGCGCTAATGTAGTCGTCGATGGTGACTACGGTGGCCCGATTAACACAGGTGTAATTGACATTAATGAAGTTAAAAGAAAGAATCAATGATCATTCTTAAAATGTCCAGCATGGAGCCAATAACAGAATATGCTCCATCTTGGAATTATTCTTTTTTCGTAAAAAAATGGGATCGCAACGTATTAGTTCTCGATACTATTAGATCTTGGTTATTAGAGAACGAGAAAAAAATAATTAATAAATTTAGTTATGACTATGATGGATACACTGGGCTAGGAGAGTCTAGTATCACTGGTAGATTCAATCAATATAATTTATTTGAATTCTCTTCAGAGTTGCCTGAGCTTAACGAACTTTTAGATTTTATAAAAGATTCTTATATTGAATTTGTATCTAACGAAAATAATCCAATTAGAGAAACTGAATTAGTTTCATGGTTTAATGTTTTAAGAAAAGGACAACAGGTCCAAGAACACAATCACGGTGCTGGCAATGATGTGTATCTAAGTGGTACATTTGTTCTAGATGAATACCCTACTTTTACTAATTTTAAATGTCCGTTTGATAGAGATGTTATACTTCCGATACCAAACAATAAAGGACTATTGACATTGTTCCCTAGTTTCGTGTATCATTATAGTGATGAATACCAAGGAGACAGCGAGAGATTAACTATTGCTTTCGATATTCGTATTCCCGGAATACAAGAAAGCAAAGATAGAAAAGCAATTCCTTTTACAACTTTAGAAAACATACAATGACATATATTTTAGTAGATACAGCAAATACATTCTTCCGTGCTAGACACGTTATTAACGGCGACGCTGATATCAAACTAGGCATGGCTTTTCATATCACACTTAACAGCGTGAAGAAGGCATGGCAAGACTTTAACGGCAGTCATGTTATATTCTGTTTAGAAGGTCGTAGCTGGCGCAAAGATTATTATGCTCCTTACAAGGCGCAACGTGCAGCCGCTCGTGCCGCACATACAGAAAAAGAAGCAGACGAAGAAAAGATCTTTTGGGAAGCATTTGACACTTTTAAGGATTTCATTGCAGATAAGACTAACTGCACAGTATTGCAAAATCCACGGTTAGAAGCAGATGACTTAATTGCAGGATTTATTCAAAGTCATCCTAACGATAATCATGTTATTATTAGTACAGATACAGACTTTGTACAACTCATTGCCCCTAATGTAAAGCAATATAATGGTGTAATGGAAACTACGATCACACACGAAGGTATTTTTGATGCAAAAGGCAAAAGGGTTATCGACAAGAAAACTCAAGAACCTAAAGCAGTTCCAGATCCAGAATGGTTATTGTTTGAAAAATGTATGCGTGGTGACACCAGTGATAATGTTTTCTCGGCATATCCGGGTGTACGCACTAAAGGTACAAGCAAAAAAGTAGGTCTTACTGAAGCATTTGAAGATCGTAAGAGCAAAGGATATAACTGGAACAATCTTATGCTACAAAGATGGACTGACCATAATGGCATGGAACATCGTGTACTAGAAGATTATGAACGTAATCGCAGACTGATCGATCTAAGTCATCAACCTGAAGATATTAAAGCAATTATTTCTGAGACTATTACAACAGCAACTAGTGCCAATAAAAATATCAGCCAGGTAGGAATTCGACTTATTAAGTTTTGTAACTTATACGATCTTAAAAAGATCGCAGATCAAGCACAGAGCTATGCAGAACCGTTGAATGCGAGATACACAAATGAAAATCAAACTATGTCCATATGAAGATACATGTATTAGTAAATCAAATACCTGTTGGGAGAACACAATGACAGACTTACACGCAAAACCAATTATAGAAAATAAATTTTGGATCGTAGAAAAAGACGGGGAGAAATTTGCCACGTTGAGAAAGAATGAAGACAATCGCTTTGTTCTTAGCAATGAAGAAGGTATCAAAATTTACGATACCAAAGAAAGTTTAACTAGACAATTTGGCAAAGATTTCTTTGTGGCCAAGATTGTAAAAGAGGCAGACAATGCATTACCCAATGAAGTTCACGGGTATGCCACTAGTGTAGATCCACATAATGCTATGTTTGACATACAACGAAAATTACCCTTGTTTACCAAGAGCGGTGATTCGAAAAGTCTTTACTGCGCAGGTTACTATGTGATACGTTTTGAGAAAGGCTGGGTCAAATCGTTTTGCCCTAAACTGATTACTCTACAAAGATACGAATATAAAGGTCCGTTTAAAACAGAAATTGAAATGAAACAGGTATTATCAAATGTCTCAAAATAATCTTCCTACAAATCTTCCCACGGTAGAAAGACTGATACAGCGTGTTGTGGCTGCTGAAAAGAGTCAACAAAAGGATATTCGCATATCTATACAAGAAGCCAGAGACCTAACTGCTGAATTAGCTGTTATGACCAGCAAATTAGGTCGCACAGTGCAGGAAATACACGAAATGCTGGCTCAGATACGCGAATCTACTACCAAAATCGACGTTAAGTTCGACGGCGGAGGCTTCTAAAAGGTATAAATATATACGTGGTTAATTAGGAAACACGTATAATGAGTAGACCAAAACCTAAAATATTGTTAGAGTATGCTAACAAGGAAAACTTTAAAATTGAACAGATCCTTGATAGTGAAGCCATCTGGGCAGTATTTTACAAAGGACAACCGTTTAATCTAAAAAGCGGAAGCCTGGTTGCCAGCTATCCTGGACCTAAGTATAAAAAAGTATCATTCTCAAATCCAGGACATGCGATCAATCTTGCTAAGAAACTTAATAGATTATTCAAAACCAAAGATTTCGAAGTTATGAAACTCACCCAAGGTGAGAAGGTAGATTAGATGGACCTCAAGGATACCTATACTAAGGTATTCCTCCAAGCAGCAGATCAAGACGCTGACCAGAATACCCTAAAACAATATCGAAGCACATGGTGGTGGAATGTTCGCGGCAAAGATAATGGTGGGCTTAGATTGACAGAACCCGCTTTGCAGTTTATTACAGACGATGCTAAAATAAAAACATCGACGGACCGTATTATATTACTAAAAAGACTATTACTGTGTTAAAAGAAAAAGCTGCATTTCAACTTTATCTATTTTCTGGAGATATTAAGAAAATGGGCTATAACAAAGCCCTGGCTCGTAAATTTAGCCAAGATTCCACCGACGAATAATCACTGTCTATAAATATTCGCACTATGTTCGATCTTAATCCTATTGATGTATTAAAACAAAGAAAATTGAAGACTCTACCCCCTCATTTTTCACAATTTAAACTCGCCGATGTTGACTTTTTGCTTGGAGAGTTTGAAGATTGGATTGGAACAAAATTAAAAGGTAGGTATTGCATTGTTCGATCACCGAATATTGATCAAGATGGAAGATGCAAAAGCAGTACATTTGTAGCATTCGAAGACCAGAAAGAACTAACATATTTTATGTTAGCCTGTCCACATTTAAGGAGAAACTAAATGACAGAAGAAGTTCAAAACCAAACAGCCGATGTAGCGGCACCTGCACCAGAAGCGGCACCTGCAACTCCACCACCAGATTTAAACATCAGTGATTTAGTTGCACTAAAAAGCATTATTGAAGTGGCATCACAGAGAGGAGCGTTCAAAGCAACTGAACTAGAAGCAGTGGGTAAAACTTTTAACAAGTTAAACACATTCTTAGAGTCTGTAGCTAAAAAGGAGGCTTAATATGAAGCCATTAAAACACATAGGTAGAATGGTAAACACAGGCGCAAAAGTTCTTGTGGTTTTTAGAACTCTACCAGGCGAATCAAATATGGCATTAGTATTGCCTGTAGCGAATCTAACAGACTCATATCATGATAGTATCATGACTGTGGTCGAAACTGATCAAGCACAAGAAAC